AGCAAATGCGAGAGCTTGTTCTGGGTATTCTTGTCCTTCTGGGATCTCAGCAGCTTGAATTGCGTTTACCGCTGGAAATTCCAAAGAACGACCCTTACCAAGGCGTACTGTAGAAAGAAGCGGGGTTACCAAAAGCTGTGGTTCGGCTGCTTCGCGCAGAGTACGAGAAATTACCTTAGGAAACAAAGCGGCTGCGTCTGACGAACCGAATGCTTCCTTGATTGTAACTCTGTTATCTGTGTCGATGTAGCCATCTTCAGCAAATGCGGCTTCCCAAGCTGGGAGACCCGAGAGGAGTTCTTGGATTGTCTTACTCATCTAGGATATTTCCTCCTGTTTAATTATTTCTTTTTTTATTTTCTTTTTTTTATTAGAGTGTTAAATTGACGCGGAAAGCACCAATAACATTCGTAACATCTAGGTTTGCACGGATACCGAGTTTACCGGAGAACGAGCCTGATCTTGTGAGCTCATAAACTGTCTTGAGCGCACCTGGATCCGATGGAAGTTGCATGTAGGAAAGTAGTCCGTCATCAAAGTTTGTAGCAAACTTCTCGACTTCAATAACCTTACCTACCATTAAGTGTGGGTAACTAGCTGCATCAGCTTGCGACAAGAGTCTTGGACGACCCATGAAGTCTGGAGCAACTAAACTACCTGCTGTTAAGTCTGCATTGAGTCCACTAACCATTGGATACTCAACATAACCTCTAACAATAAAGCCTGCACCTTGCGATGTGCCCTTGTCGAATGGTCTGTAGAGATCGTACTGTGCACAACCAACTGGAACTGAACGTGCAGCAACTACTTGTGCGTCACCAGTAGGTGAAACAACTGGTGTTGCTCCTGCAAGTGGGTTCCAGCTTGGAATTGTGTCTCCCCAAGTTACTGAAGAGCCAGTACCGTTAGCTGGAACGAAACGTGAATCACCGCTTGAATCTGTTACTACCGAAAGGATTGTTCCCTTTGGAATAACAATTTCAAAACGATCATCTTCTGAGTCTGAGTACCAAGTTGGAAGGCCAACTGATGGCAAGATGTATGCGGATGGTGCAATACCTTCCGAAACAACGAAACGACCAGCACCTGTTTTGGTACCTACTTTACGAAATTTTGCTAATGACATTTATTTTCTCCTTGTATGTATATTTTGTTTTTAAAGTTTGCGACGGCCCATAAAAGCATCTACGAACAGCTCTTCAACTGTGTTGATTTTAGCCTGTGGTGTTGTTTCTACTTCTTCATCTTCTAGTATAACATTATTTTCTTCTTCTGAAACAATGTCATTTTCGATGATGGATTCATTAAGTTTTTGAATATTCTTTTTTGCTACTGGAAGTTTAGCTAAATCTCTTAATGAATCAGCTAACGATCCTGCGGATCTCTTAGTGTGATCAATAATCAATTCTTCTCTACTCTCAATAGATTCTGTACCTAATGAAATTTTTGTATCTACAACTCTTTCGGCTAACGTACGGTGTAGTGCTTCTTTGAGTTTGGCATTTTCTTCTTGGAGAGCCTGAAGCTTATCTACTTCATCATTGGTATCTTGCTCATCAGCTTTTACTTCATCTGTGAGCTCTACCTTTAATTCTTCTTGCTCTTCCTTTTCTGCGGGGATTTCAGCATTTGCAGAATCAACCACTTCTTGTTCAATTTGTTCTTCTGTTGTCACTGATATCTCCTTAGACTCTGTATTATCAATTTCTTCTGATTCGTTTGCTGGCTCCATAGGTTCTTCCTTTAAAGAAGACCTTAATTGCCATGCCCACTTCTTGTGCTTATCATCGCGCTCTGCAAGGAAGTTTGCAATTCCCTGTTCGTTAGCTGCGTTTGCCACAGCAAATGCTGCCATCACGCTTGCGTTCACCATATTGTTCTTTTCGAGAATACCTTGTGCTAAACCAAGAGCCTCTGTTATTGTCATGTCATCTTTGAATGACGAATTCATTACTGATTCAGTAAGAGTTGCAGGGAAAGCTTGAAGTTTTCTCATGTTTTCTGCAATTTGATCAACCGACCCAATGGCATCTTCATATATATTTGAAAATAGCTCATGGTACTCACTAAAATCTTCGCCTTCAATATTCCAGTGCGCTCTATGAGCCGCAAAGTAAAATACTAATGTGTCATTCAAAACTCTTTGAAGACTTGCTACTAAGCCTGTAGCGTCAGCTTCTTCAACTTGTACGGCTTCTTCAAGCTCTACAGTTTCTTCGGTCTCTACAGAAGAGGCAGCTATAGTGGAAAGATCTTGGCTTAAATTTTCAACAGCGGCCAAGACGTCTTCACCCTGAATGGTTTCGTCCATGCTAAAATTCTCCTCGTCAATAATAGTCTTTTCTGATAGTAACGAACTATTATCATCCTTTGCAGTTTCGCTTTCTTGAAAAGCTAGAGCTGTAAGAAAAGCTCCTTTAAGATGGAGGTAAAGTGGTCTAGATTCCTTTTTCTTCATACCCTTTAAAATAGACTCATTTTCTTCCACAGTGGTTATATCTTCTTTATCCATATGTAAGATAAAGGCTGTGCTTTTTGCTGTCCAATTTTCTGAATCAGTAACAACAGTTGATCCATCAATAGCTTTAGAAGCTCTTACACTAGACCTTTGATCCGCTGGTTGGTTAACAAATGAGTATTCTTTAAAGGAAATGTCTTGCATATCAACGAAAGCAAGTTTACCCTTATAAACTTGACCACGCTTAAATTTAGCTGTCTTTGGTCTACCGTCTGCTGATTCAGCAGCTAGGTCTTCACCCGAAATTGAACAAACTGCTTTGCCGGCTCTTCCGCCAACTGATCCGGTCAAGTATCTCTTATCTGAGATCTTCTGAGCAGCCAATGGATCTGTGATTGCTACCTGCAATCTTACGTATGGTGCACCGTCTTGTTCTTTGTCCATCTTAGCAGCAATGATTCTGCCAATTGGCTCAGAGTTTAAATCGTGATTTAAAATAATAGGCTTAGGGTATGGCTCGACCCATGATTGGAGAGCCTTTTCTAATTCTGCTGCTGAGTAATTATTATAGTTAGCGGTTAGTCCGCTCATGTATGGCAGCCACTTCTATAATAAGACCGTGGTTCTTACTGAATGATTCGGAAAAATCATTTTCCAATCCCGATAGGTCAGGAAGTTGAAGTGTAAAACTTTCAACAAAATCAAATGCCATTTTAGCGCTCCGTTTATTTTAATGTAGTAGTAATAGTAATTAGCTTTTATAAGATTAAACAATCTTATATAAAGATATCATACTTTTATGCTGTTGCAAAAAAATTACCCCTAGAATCTCCATTTGAGAGAAAATCTTGCATCATTCGCTTATGCATTATGTGTGGAGCGTAGAGATAAGATGCCGAGTAGAGCTTATAGCCCATTTTTGCTGCGTTTCCAGACCAACCTAAATCTTCACCTTGTGTATGAAGCGAATAGTCAACATTCTTGTATACATCTCTTGACATCATTTTTGCTGCCATAATAACATCTGACTGGAAATACTCACCAAGTGGATATTGTTCTTTACGATAAGCTTGACCACCAGGCTCCTTTATCCAATTCATTACACTTGGATACATTGTATTTGTTGGAGTCATAAACATTAATGGACTCACTGCATCTGCGCCAGAGTTTACGTGTGCAACTAGTAATTGAATAGTATTTTCATTAGTTAATAGTATGTCAGAATCCAAGCTAAAAAAATAATTTGGATTAATATCTCTAACTTTTGATAAAAGAGAATTTCTTAGATTAACCATATTCTGATATTTAGATATGCTCCAAGTTCTTGTTCCTTCTTCATGGGAAAAATGAGGAGTATCTTGTTTTATATCTAAAATAAATTCCGGTATGTCTGGTCTTGCATTTCTATACTTAATTAACATCTCTATAGTTTTTTCATCATCTGGAGATGCTTCAAATATAAAAGCGGTTTTTGAAAAATCAATATTTTGATTTTCTATACAAGAAATCCAATAAGGAAATATCCAATCTCTTTCATAGATCGGACAACCAATCACTAGTTCAATCATAGACTACTCTGAAATAGGTTTTGTTGTTTCTTTCACACTCTTCTTAGAAGGTGTAGCGGTTTCTGCGCTTGCTGATTCAATCTTTTCTTCTTTGATTTCAACAGCATTAACGTTCGCTACTGGTGCAGCTGGTATAACTTGTTCTGCCGTCTCTTCTTCAGGTTCTGAAGTAAGAAACTCAACTATGGAATCGATAACATCCACTAAAGCTTCAAGAGCTAATCTAGTTTGACCATTGCTAACTGCTTTTTTAAATACTACAAGAGCGTCTGCTTCTGTATTATCGCTACTCGTAATTTTATCATTTACATTAAACATCATTCTTATCCTTTTCAACGTCTGATTCTATAACAGTATACTCGCTATCTAGAAGAGATTCAATTACTGATAGAAAATTATTATCATATCTTTTAATGTCCGGAGAAGTTTTTCTTCCATTTTGATTCATTGGTCTCATAGCATTACCAACGCCTCTTCTGTTGTTTGGCATATTCTTTTGTCCTGGTCCTGCAGATTTTTGACCGTCAGATGTTTTTGGGTCTGGTGCCTGATTTGTACCCTGTGCCTTTGCTTGAGCTTGAGCAGTTGCGTTAGTTGCATCGACTTGAATATCGCTCTGTATTGATGCATGTGTTTTATTCATATCAATATCAGAATCGTATCCCAATTCTATGCGAGCTTCGTCTAATGTAATCAAATTAGACACATATTTTTGAATAACATGATTTTCTTTTTTGACTTGTGTATCAACATCTATCTCTTTAAACTTAAAGAAACACCTGTCGGAAGTTCCACTTTCAATTGGGTTTGAGATTGGATCAAAGCCACCTTCAAACAATAATTCATTAAATATATTTAATCTTACCATCTCTGAAAACAGTTTTTGCATTTGCTTTATTCTGTCATACAGTGCAACATCTAATCTTTCTGTAACGGATCTATTGCCACCATTCATTGACATTCCAAGGTGATGGGGCGCAACACCTAGCCCAATTGCGACACGTTCCTTAAAGTGATTTAAATATTGACTTGCATCAAGAGCAGACCCTTGTGATCCAATTACTTCTACATCATGTCTAAATGGAAGAATTAATCCACCTTCAGCTCTTAAATTTTCTATTTCTATAGCTGCTTGTTCAATTTCTTCTGGCTCAGCTGGTTGCTCTGCAGTTCCAATCTTATATTTATAAAGTGGAAATAATTCTCTATGAACAAGATTTTGAATATCTTCTTCAATTTGACGAAGCGCAATAACATCATCCAATACGTTAATTAAAAATGGAGTGCCAAATGCTCTACCTGTTTTTCTATCAAAATGAAGATGAATAACTTTTTCTGCTGTCCAAACTGGATTTCCCTCAAGTGGCATATAAGTAAGAGGATCAGTTTGTTGACGATAAGACTTTGGTTTATTATGCTTGTCTCTAAAGATTCTTACTTGCTCAGTAGGAATTAAGTAATAGCCTATTACTGGAAGATCTCCAGTCATTGGTGTTAGCTTATCTGGAAAATACTCACCTAAATCACCTCTTGCCTTAACAATAAAAGCATTAGAAAATTTAAAAAGTTGATCTGAAACTTCAATTAGAAAATCAACAAATGGTCTCTTCATTGCTATTTCCATAAAATCTATTCTTTGAAGAAGATAAGAAATAGCTTCTGGGTTTTCAGAAACTATTTCCCAACCCTCTTTCCAAAAAAGATCTTTATATTTAGACATAGCTTGCTTAACATAAGAGTCCGTATCAACAGCCTGCATAAGCCTCTCAAAGTCATATGCAGGTCTTTCAAAGGTAGCTCTATTATTGAAGTAATAGTTGGTACCCTGAAAACCAAGAGCAAGCGATGCTATCTTCATAGCCTTAGATAGACCCTTTACCTGTTCTGGTGCTAAAGCCTTATCAGAAAAGGTAAGATCCTTATCTACTGTTTGAAATGGTAGGTAATCCCTAATTGCCATGGTACGTCCTTATTTAAGCCTATATCTAATAGTAGACTCAATTTGTCTAGGCTGTAATTTATTGTTTTTCTAATATTCCTGCGGCTTCAAAGGTCTTCTTGATAATAAGATCTTTTACAGCCTCAAGCCAAAAAACTGTTTCAGCCTCTGTAAAGTCGCTCTTGTAAGATAGGTTCTTGTCACTGATCTTAATTTCAACTACAAATTCTGTTTTTACTTCTACTTCTGGTGTATCACTCATTTTACATTTGTCCTTTTAATCTTTGAATAATAATTGATTGTTGTTTAATTGTTGCTTCTTTTATAACTAAATCAGTCATTAAGCTGCTAAGTTTTTCTTGAAAAACAGCTATAACTAAATTAACATCTAAATTAGAATCATTAATATCTGATTGAGAAGTTTCCATTATAGCAGTTTCCTGTTCTTCTTGCTTGCTTATTCTAGACATTTTGTTATTATACCACTAAATAAGTTTAGACTCAAGTTCATTAACTTTAGCTGATAGCTCTTGAATAGCTTTAACTAAAATGGGAACTATTTCAATTTCTTTCCACATTGATGGTTTCCAAGAATTTAAATCAAACAATCCACCTTCTTCATCCCATGGCTTATCTGGATCCGGTGGACTAAGCCAAACTAATTCTGGTTGCGCTTCGTGAACTTCTTCAGCTATAAAACCGTAGCTTTTATGAGCTAGTTGATGTATAACTTTAGCTTCTGGTGTCCAGGGTTCATTTGTGCTTGGATCTATATCACCTTGTTTCCAATTAAATATTCTAGGTCTTAAATTTTCTATAATAGCTAAACCTTCTGGCATATCGATAATATTTTCCTTAAGTTTTCTCATGGAAGAAGATTTAACAATTCTTTCAACACTACCAGCGCTTGCTGCTACCAAAGTAGTCCCAGTACCAGATGGGAATGAACCGTACACACCTATATGTTAAACCTTCGTTTTGTGAGTTAACTGTAATATTTCTAGCTTGTATTGACCCTGGGCTATCAACAGAAAAACCTCCTGTAGTAATGAGTGAACCACTTATAGTTCCACCGGAAATTGATGGAGAATTAATAGAAATAGATGCTGTAATTGTTCCACCTGAAATTCTGTCAGCATTTAATGATCCTGTGGTAATTTTGTCACCACTAATTGTTGTTGTACCACCATTGATTGTTGTAACTACTTCTCCAGCTGTTATTTTTGTTGAAGCAAGTGAATATGCGTCACTAGCGTCAGATTGTGCAGATATTGCTATACCTTGTGCACTGATGGCCGTGTTGTACGCCGTTGATGCGTTGGACTCTGCGTTACTAATAAGCGTAAGAGTATTACCACCTGTAATGTTTACGTTACCGTTTACGGTTAAAGATGAACCATCCCAGGTTAATTTATTACCTAAAGAAAATTGACTATTGCTATCAACATAAAATGGAGTATTAGTATTACTGTAAACGCCTGTTCCAAGAAAAATCTTTGAGTTACTTGACATAACCGTATTGCCAGTTAATGTTAAACTTTTAGTTGTTATTGTATTAGCTGTAACATCACCTTCTTTTAAAACTTTAAATGGTGCGTTCACCAAAGTTCCAGAACCAGACCATAAATCTCCAGAACTATTTACGTGGAATGATCCAGAGTCAAATCCTCCAATATCAATGCTTCCAGCAACTGTGGCATCATAAAAGTATGCTCTACCGCTACCATTTATTAACCACCCTGTTGTGGCGTTTGCATAACTTCCTCCACCAACATCAACTCCATTAAATGTAGAAGATTTAATAATTGAAGTTGCACCAGCCATTGTGATGGTGTGTGCACCGATTGTTCCAGCTGTGATCTTAGACGCAGTTAGATCTATAATGTGCGCAGAATCTATAAGTGTTGTAGCAGTTGATGCCACAATTGGTGTCCATGCAGATTTATTTGCAGATGTATCAATAGATTGAACTCTGGCAAAGTAAAGCTTTTCTGTTGTCACTACAGTTGTGACTCCAGTATTTGCATTTACCTGATTAGTTGTTTCGGAGTTTTGTGGAACATCAACAGCTATAACGTTTGATGCAGAAAAGCCAGAAAGATATGGGGTTGATCCACTAATGATTACATACGTAGATCCGCTTTGGGCAATGTCTTCAGGAAGATAAACCTCATAGTTATATCCTCTTAAGTCTGATTCATTAGAAGGATTAAAGCTAATCATTATAGATTTATAGTTTCCAACTATTGTTAAATCACCAAGCTCTGCCGGCTGAGTAAGGTCAGCTGGAACAGTGAATCTTACAGCTGAAGCCGGATCTAGAAGGACGTTTAATTCCACATCTTTTGGTTTAACTGTTAAAAGATATTGTTTTCCAGGTTTTAAATTTTGTATAGTTTTTTTAATAGTAGCCATTATCTTAATCCTCCTATTGACTTAAAGGTCAAATCTGGATTTATTTCTTGATCATCTAAGGAAAAATAAAAGTTTTTTAAGAAACTTATTTTACTTATATATATTTGATTATTAGCCGATAAAATATTTTTATCTGATAAAGTTTCAATCTCTAAACTGTAGTCAAGATATTCTAAATCATTTTTTTGAAAAATTATTGATTCTTTTTCTTCAGTTGAATAACAATCAATTTCATACCAGTCCAAAACTATATTTTCAGTTTCTACTGAAGATTCATATTTTGTAGTTATTCTAATTTTACACTTACCATATCCTGGACCAACTGCGCCAGTTATTTTAATGTTTGGTCCACTAAAAGTTCCGACTATCTTAGATCCAACTTTTGTTGACAGATTATTAATCCAATCTGTTCCATCGTTAAAGTATGCCAATCTATAATATCCAATAGAGTTTTTATTAATCTCAGTGTCGTACAAATCAATACTCGGTGGAGTTGCGCTATAGTAAGGACTGTAGCCTGGACTTGCTTCAAGTGAATTAATAACAGTATTTGGATATTCTACGTATTCATAAGATGTTACTGAATTTGATGTAACTGGAGTTGCATGAATATACTTTATATAGTCTGATCCATAGTAAACGCTATAGGTTCCATCTGGAAGACTATTTGCTTCGTGATTCTTTGCGGCCTTAAAATACATTATACCGTCAACAATTCTAGTAACCACAGGAGTTGAAGCCTCTAATGTTGAAACATTGGAATTTTCATAAACGACTAAATATGAATGATCTTGCTCAACTTTAAGAAGACTGGAATTATATACATAATTTAATTCATTATTTCCAATATCTGCAAATAACCAATCATTAGTAGTTATGTAGTCTTTTAATTGATCTATTGCTATTCCGTCTTTTTAAGGGCGGAGTAGTATAAACCTTTTGTTGAGGACTTGCTAAATTACTTGTATTGTCTAAATATTTAAACCAGCTCATGTCACAACTCTATGTATAATATTTCAAAATCGTATTTGTCCTTAAATTCATCTGGTATATCGATGCTGATATTCACATCTGCAACTGGAACTCCACCTATTAGTATATCAGGTGTAATAGAGTCAATTTTGATAACAACTTCTTTTGCGGCTGAATTTATTTGCTGTAAATTAATTTCATTTCTTACCGACTCATAATCTATGTCTATAGATCTTATTCTCTTAGATCCATCTGAGCCAGAATGAGAATGTTCACCTATCTGTACTCCATCTATCTTTGCAGCATTTTCTACCGTTATGTCTCCAACTATAACTCCACCAGACTTCATTAAATACTGAGGATGGCTGTCTTCATTCAGATCATCTAATAAAGCATGGCTAGATTTTAATGAGTTAATTTGAGACTCATCTACGAATAAACCAGAAAGCAAAAAAGCATAATTTGAATCTGTTTCTGTAGTGACAATTCTTTCTCTATTTACAGCTTTTGCAGAAAGCTGAGATATAAAGCTTGTGTATTTTCTTCTTTGAACTATAGATTGATATAAAGAGTCTATCTTTGCAGATGTATTATTTCTTCTCTCTAACAAGTCAGTTAAAACTGATTTAAAGTTACCCTCTGCAGCCAGTAGTGCTATTGCTGCTTCTTCTGATAAGCTAGGTAATTCTGTTTTCATATTTGTAGTTCTTATATCTAAAGCAAAATCTGCAACAACTTTTGTTTTAAATCTTAATGATGGACTTAAGTACTTATTGTAAAATACATTGCAGTTAGTTACCAAATCTTTATGAAGGGTATCTAACTGACTGTCTATCATGTTTGTTAAAGAGTTTACTTTGATAGAAAAAAATGCTTGAAATTGAGCGGCTTGCTTTTTAGTTGTTTTATCCACTTCGGTTTCTGGCAAACCTGTTGGGGATGATTTGATTGATTGGGCAAAGAGTTCCTTATAGTGGATTGCCATTTTGAGCCAGTATAAGTAGTACGACGCGACCTGTTGTTGTGAGTCATCTTCATAGTTATCTCCAAAATCTGCACCTAATGAATTTATAATGCAATTAGTTTCGTTTACTAAGTACTTAATAATTTCTCTAAAATCGTAGATATGACCAAATGTAGTATTTGATATTAAGTTATCATATTCTTTTACAAATTTTCTATAGCCTCTTGTTTGAACTCCTTCCGCGTAGAGATATTGATCAAAACAGATAAAAGGCGGCCTAGGATATTTTAAGGTACCTGCATATCCCTCTATTTCTATTTTAGGATATGGATGATCAACTTTATTAATTTCATCCCAAACATAGGCGTGTGCTTCTTCTAAGTTTGGATTATTTAACGGATCTAACTTTACCTGTCTTAATAAGTCTTCTAAGTCTTTTAAAAATTTAAGTAAGTCTGAAAGGCTATTTTTTGCTTCTTGTTTGAGAGACTGTAAGGGGACTGAATATGGCTGATCATTACCATATGATACTCCGGCTTGGAAAAGAACTGAACTTGCTCCGCTTCTAGTAAAAGACGATTCAGTTGAACTACGAGAAGATGATTCAGTTGTTGAATAATCTAATGTTACCTTTTGCTCTGTTGAGAGTTGATTGTCTATATTGTTAACTAATGACATATTTTTACCTAAAACATTTTTCTAGAAACACGTTTTGCAGGTCTCCCTTTTCTGATACCTGGCATCAAGTCAGAGTTTCTTTTAGTAGTTACCATGATACCAGATGCAGGTGCTTCTTTATCCCCATCGTCAGATACACTATTCGCCTTTGGCATAAAGAATGTATTCGAAAAACTCTCTGTATTTCTTGCTACCTTTAATTTACTAAAGTCTCCATAATTTTGAGTAATGGCAAGAAGTGCTAACATTAAAGCATCATGGGCGTGGTCCATAGCTGATCCACCAGCTTCAAATATGGGCCTTCCTGTTTGAGTAGTTCTAACAACAACATATGAAATTAACTGCATGTAGAGTTCTTCATCTGAAGCTGGAAACAAGATAGCTTCTCTTTCAAGATATTGAGTTAGGTTATCTACCATGTATGGTTTAATTTCTTTTTTAATTGGAAGCTTGGTATATGGATCTCTTATCTCAATGCTCTCGCCAAACCCTATTCCCTTAACTCTATCTCTAAGATTTGATTTTGGATTTTCTGTTCCATATTTTCTAAGTAGCTCTACTTGAACTTCTCCATATCCTCTGTCAACATAAATGTGCTTTGGTTGAAAAGATTCATTCAACTCAACTATTCTATTAACTCCATTTGTTAAAGTATATTCAGACTTGGGAATTTCTTCTCTGTATACAACTCTAACTTTATTTCTAAATCTTTCATCTTCATAATTTTCGTTACAAGTTTCTAATACAACTATATTTGTTCCAGCACCGTACTTGTCCCAGTCAACTCCAATTGTATAAAATGATCTAGCTGATTGTGTTTCGGGAGTGTAGTCCCAAGATGGATCTATGAAAGCTTTATCTATAAATTTTCTAGGATAAACACCTTCTGCGTCTTCGCCCCAATCTGCTTCAATTTCATGACGATAACCCATCTCTGAGTATTGCTCTCTAAATTCATCTTCTTGCTCTTTAGAAAAATAGGGGTTGCAATATGATGGAAACCAGAACTCTTGAAATCTAGCGCTTCTACACCATTCCCAAAATCTTTCTCTTCTACCAGTTGGCGTTGAAGCTCCAATGAGTATTTTATCCGGTTGGTCTTCTGCGGTCTTCTGTAGCATCGCGTAGAGTGCGTCAAGGTCATCTGCATGCATGTAGTCCATTTCGTCCAACACAATCACGTGGGCTTCTTGACCACGAGCTACGTCTGACTTTCCACCTGAACGCATACCAGATGTAAAGAATCTAATTGTAGATCCATTAGAAAACTGAATCATAAACTGAGGACTAGTTACTTTTCTCGTAATTGAATTCATTACTATTTCATTCTTAGAAGCTAATCTAAGAATTTCTTGATAAATTAATTCAACGTGCGATTTCATTGGTGCAATAACTAGGCACCTGCCGTCTTTATGAGTGTAGCTATAGTGAAGCAATGCAATAGCCATGCTAAAAGTTTTTCCTAAACGACGACCTGCTCTTAATACTTTCCTCAAAGCTGGATCGCGCAAAATCAAAGTTTGATAAACTCTTGTTTCTGCTTGAAGAAAGTGTTTTGCCCATCTACATGGATCTTTAGAAATATGTATTTGCCTTTGTTGATCAGCCGATATTCCGCATGTCTAACAAGCTGTTATCAACTTCAAATGGTTCGTCAATCAATAGAGCTAATTCTCTATTTGTAAATTCTCTGCCTTCAACTGGTGTTCCATCAGCCCAATTTATGTGATTTAATTTGTTTTTAAAAACCCATTCAATTCTGTTTACTTGTTTTGAATATTCTGGATCTTGGGCGTTGATAATTTCTAAAAGATCGTCTCTAGATAAACCTTCTAATCTTTTGCGAAACTCCTTAGTTTTGTCCATAGTATATTCTACCCGAAATGCGAAGCCATCATCGCACCTTCTGATCCAAGTAGTGATCTAGCGTTTAATCTACTGTTTTGAATTGCGGCAACGCCTCTAGATCTGGAAGTTGCTCTAACTTCATCATCTTTATATCCTGCTCCAAAGACTCCGGTATACATATTACCCTGCATTGACTTCATGCCGTCTTTACCAAAATTAATTCCAGCTTTAATAGCTTTTCCGCCAAGTTTAGCTAATTGATAAGCCATATCTGCTGCAAATATTAAATTAAGACCAGGTATTGCTGCTAATGCTGCTTCTCCTGCTACAGCCATACCGACTCGTGCTCCACCATGTTTAACTGCAGTCATGGCTCCACGAGTTCCTAAGGATTTTAATATACCTTTTTCTACAACTTCTGTAGCCATTCCTTCATACCCTGAAATGGCGCTCATTCTTATACCTGCACCCGCTGCTCTTGAGCGTAAGACTGAGCTATTTTCAAATGCTTTTGTTAATGGATTTGCAATCTTAAAAAATGATTCTGTCATTTGAATTGATGAAGTTCCAATTGTTTTCATTCCAGCTGTTCCCATTCCAGTGCGCATTTCTACACCGCCACCAGATGTTAATATCCCACGCATAAATGACCTACTTGCAGAACCCTGCACACCTTCTACCATTGCATATCTTCTAGCGCCAACTGTTAAAGCGGTTGCACCCTCCGCCCCTACTAATGATGCTCCAAGTGCATTTAAACCACCAGATTCAAATCTAGCTGCCATTGCTTCTGGTGTTCCCAGTGTTGCCCTTGCTGAAGCTAGTCTTTCAGCGGCTGTTGAACCAGGACCGCCAAGCGTTCCACGCATATTAAGTCTAGCTGCATTTAAAACATCTTGTTTTGGAACTAAAGCCATAGGGTTGTTCATAGCGGTTATTCTTGCTATGTTCATATCAGCTCCAGCTGTTGATAGACCTCTAGCTGCTCTTCTTTCTATTTTATTAATAGCACCAAGTCTAGAAAACATTCCACCACTAAATTTAGGATTAGCTTGTCCGTCCAGTTAACATATTTCCTAAATTAGCAAATGCTCCACCGTTATGCGCTGCATAGAATCCCTGACCCGTAGGACCAAATCTACTTACGCTTGCGTGTCTACCAAATGCAAATGGGTTTAATGTTAAGTTTTGCCTTCTAAAACCTTTAAACATTGGCGCTTTATAATCAAGCCTTGAAGCTGTTGCAACGCCTTCTCCTCCACCCATCCCAAGCATTCTGCCTAGTCTGTTAGCTCCATGCATTTGCTTTGGTCTAGATAACTTTGCGCCTCTTCTAGTTTGTCTACCAAATATATTTACTCCACCAACGTATGGACTTCCTGCTCTTTGTACTGTTGTTGGAGTTAACGCACCTTTTCTAAAAGGCCTAAGTTTAGTTTGACCTTTTGTTGCAAACATACTTCTATTATCTAAGAAGCCACCTTTAAGAATTGTATTTTGACCTCTGTACTGATTTAATCCAGCTACAAGAGGAATACTAGTTACGCCAGCTGCTGTCTCTTGAGTGCGCAT